CCTCCGTGTCGGGTAATTCCCAAAAACCGGACAATTCCCAACCGCCCGGTACTTTAACAATTAATTCCTCTTCATCACCGTACACCGGGTGCTCATAGTATCCACGGCCTTTAACGGTGCCGATCTTGGTAGGTTTCTGATCTAGTTTAAACATGGGGTAACCTTTCTTATGTTAAGACAGGTACAAGGTATCACGTGTTGTCCATTTTTGTCCAGGTATTCTACCCACTATTTTTGCATACCTGATATCCGCTTGCGTCTATTGACACAGCAAATATGCATAGCTCAGGGGTCTAGCTATGCACTCACTGCATGGCCTAGGGGCGTCACTGAGTGCTTGTCTAGGGTGTCTCGGGTAGGTGTATGCCCGAATGGTACCAATTGCGCTCTGTGACCATCCTAGGCCGTTTATGACGATATACCGCAAACCACTAGATCGATCGGTTGCTATACCTTTGCGATATATCTCGATCCGATACACAAATGTTATAGTATAACATATCATAAACTTATACCGTGCAAGTACACGCAATAAACGTTGTANCTACACGCTCTCACNCTCTCTCAAAATATTTCAACATTGGTCACACTATTGCATTGACACAACCATAATACAACAGTGTGACAATTCTGCAACACCATGGGTGTGGTGTATTTACAACAGTGTTGCAATTTTGTCACACCATTGGGCGTTCCTATTTTGTTCACGTTTTGTTCCAATGTTGCACACGTCTGAGAACAAAACGAGAACAAACCGTGAACAGGAACAAAACGAGAACAGGGGTGACCCCCCGTGGGGTTCGTAGTTCTTATATGTTCAATACGTCCATTCTGGGGGGTATTTTGAAAATCCACCATGTTCACCATTGACACACCAAGTAAAGTTTGATATAATGACAGTACAACCTAGGAGTTTTGCATTGGCTAACCACAAATTTGCTAGCTATGAAGAGCCTAAACCGTTAGACAAAGAGCTAACTGAGAGAGAAGCTAAATTCATAGTAGAACTGGTAGACAATCACCTTGAACCCTTGGATGCTTTCTATGCTGCTGGCTACAAGAGCACACAGAATCTACCACAGGCAAAGAACCGTTCTAAGAGGCTCCGACGTTTCCTCTGGCACCACATTGAAAATCGCATCAAGGAAAGGGTAGGAGAAACTGCCACCTTGGCTGTGTCTGTCTTAGAAACGTTGATGCGCGAAGCTGACTCGGAGAACGTCAGGCTCAATGCCGCAAGAGACATCCTGTCTAGGGCAGGTTACGATGCGGTCCACAAGCAGGAAACCACGGTCAAAGAGGTCACTGAGTTATCCGATAAGGAGCTTGACGAGCAGATTGCACGGTTGACCAATGTGGTAAAAATAAGTGGATAAGCTTGCTGTCCTAGAGCTTCTCAAAGAGAAAGAGCACCGGGAGCTTACCACCCGACTCAAGAGGTATAAGCCCTACGATTACCAGACCAAGTTTCACCATTCTGGCACAGACTGCGCCCAGCGCATCCTGATGGCAGCTAACCGGGTAGGCAAGACGTACTGTGGTGCGGTAGAAACGGCATATCACCTGACAGGGGACTATCCCGATTGGTGGGAGGGACACAGATTTAACAAGCCTGTCAGGGTCTGGGCAGCGGGGGAATCCAACGATACCACCAGAGACATCATCCAGAAGGAACTCTTTGGTAACCCACAAGACCCTAACTTGAAAGGCACAGGGGCAGTACCCTTGGCCAAGATTGTAGAAACCACGCGCAAACCCGGTGTACCTAATGCCTATTCCAGCGCCTTGGTGCTGCACAAATCGGGAGGTAACTCCCAGATAAGCTTCAAGGCGTATGAGCAGGGCTTTGAAAAGTTCATGGGCGAGGCCATCGATGTTGTCTGGCTGGACGAGGAACCTAAGCAGGAAATCTTCAGTCAGTGCATCACCAGAACGGCTGACACCAATGGCATAGTCTATATGACGTTCACACCGGAACGTGGGATGACCAACGTGGTAAGTTCGTTCCTGAATGACCTGAAGCCGGGACAGAGCCTGACCACAGCAACGTGGGACGATGTAGATCACCTAGATGAGAAGACCAAGGAACAGTTGCTAGCTGTCTATAGCCCAGCAGAACGTGACATGCGCTCCAAGGGCATCCCGGTGTTTGGCTCAGGGCTTGTCTATCCGGTCAGCGAAGAAGATGTAATCTGCGAAGATTTTGACCTTCCAGAGCACTTACCAAGACTAGCAGCAATTGACTTTGGCTTTGACCATCCAACGGCTGTAAGTTGGGTGGCCTATGACGCAGATACCGACATAATTTATGTCTATGACGAGTACCGCAGATCGAAGGAAACACCACTAACACACGCCGCCGTGATCAACGCTAGAACACCCGGTATCCCTGTGGCTTTCCCACACGATGGTCTGCAACATGACAAGGGGTCTGGCATACAGCTAGCCCAGCAGTACAGAGACTTGGGGGTATGTATGCTTCCACAGCATTTCAGCAACCCACCAGCAGAAGGAGACAACGGTAGTGGAAAAGGTAACAACTCTGTTGAAGCAGGGATCAGCGAACTTCTGCAACGCTTTGAAACTGGTCGGTTACAAATCTTTGAGTCCTGCCAAGAAACTCTTGAAGAGCTTAGACTCTACCACAGAAAAAATGGAAAAGTGGTTGCTATCAAAGACGACCTTCTAAGCTCTATGCGGTATGCGGCTCTCAGCGTAGAACGCTTTGGAGAGCAGCTAAAGAACAAGTCGATGTACCGTAAATACAGTTACGATACCGAAATTAAATATTCAAACGTAGGGATTGTCTGATGAGCTTATATGCCAACATGAACAAACGTAAAAAAGCTGGGACTTCTCGGTCCAAAAAGAAAAGCACGATTACTCCCAAAGCCTATGCAAATATGAAAGCTGGATTTCCCAAGAAAAAAAAGAAAAAGGCTTAACACAGTGGCTATGGATTTAGACGATCAAGAAATCATCTCTCTGGTAGAGAGTGAGATCAACGGTAGCTCAGATTACCTAGACTCAGAGGTAAGCGCCCAACAGGCTACCGCTATGGAGTACTTCTATGGCGAACCCTTTGGCAACGAAGAAGACGGTCGTAGCCAAGTAGTCGTCACGGATGTACAAGACACCTTGATGTGGATGATGCCCAGCTTGATGCGTATCTTCACCGCTGGGGACAAGGTTGTAAAGTTCTTGCCGGAAGGACCAGAAGACGAACAGATAGCTGACGAAGCTACCAAGTATGTAAACCATGTGTTCTACAAACAGAACGATGGTTTTATGATCTTGTACAATATGTTCCTTGACGCCTTGATGCAGAAAGTTGGAGTGGTCAAGCACTACTGGGAAGACATTGAAAAGACCACAACTGAGTCCTATGAGAACCTAACAGACCAAGAATTTTCTCTGCTACAGCAGGACGAAGAACTAGAACTCATTGAGCACACAGAAACGGTACAAATCTCAGAGGTACCTGCCCCCATGACCGGGGAGATGGTGGAGATGGAAGAAGTTTTCCATGACGCCACCTTTGCACGTACAACGATGGACGGCAAGGTCACCATAGAGAACGTACCACCGGAAGAGTTCCTGATCAACCGTGGTGCCAAGACGCTAGACGATGCGCGATTTATCTGTCACCGTTCGCACAAAACTAGGTCAGAGCTTATCAGCATGGGCTATGACGTAGACCTGATAGATAGCTTACCNGGTTANACCAGTGGTGCAGANGATGTAACGACCAGCCAAGAGTACATGGCNCGTCACTCCTACGANTCTACCGATGTCTATCCTAACCAAGCGGCATCTGACTCTGAAGTTTCAATCATGGTCAATGAGTCGTACATGAAGCTGGACACGGACGATTCGGGGGTAAGCGTACTTCACAGAATCCTTACCAGTGGTTCAGAAGTGCTAGATTGTGAGCCTATCGATTATATTCCGTTCAGTTCTGTCTGTCCTATCCCTGTGCCGCATAAGTTCTATGGACTTAGCGTAGCAGAAACGGTCCAAGATGTCCAGCTTATCAGGTCCACGTTGACCAGAAACCTGCTGGACAATATGTACTTGGCAAACAACGGCAGGTTCCAAGTTGTAGAAGGACAGGTCAATGTAGACGATCTGCTGACCAGCCGTCCCGGTGGTATTGTTCGCACACGCA